CTATGCTTCTTAATGATGTTACATCAGCAGGAACCATTTTTGCAGGACCTTCAGGCATATTTGCTGAAGTAGATGTAAAAGCTCCAATAGGATCTAAATTCATATTTTTTACTTGAGTATTAGATGCGACTATACGAACAACTTTTGCTGGGCCAATACCTGATACAGTTGTATATGAATTTACAACATGACAAATTGAAGTGTTTACATTTATACCAGCGCTATCAGCTGCGTCTACACCTATTTGACTATTACCAAAAACTTGGCTGTATCTTAAAGATATTTGTGCATTGTTTAAACCTGTGCCACCAATAGCTGCATTAGAAATACATAAATCTGCAAATGATTGAGCTGAGTTTGAAGAAGTATTGGCGCCTATAACTGTGCCCATCATTGTAAATGTATTTGGTGTATTAATACCATTTACATCAACATCTACAACTGAATAAGAAATAAAACCAACTTCTGAATTGCCACCTGTTAAAAAACTACCTGGTTCAAATCCTGATCCACCATTAGCACTAAAATTATTGGTAATTCCAAACAGACCATTAGATATATTAATAACAGGATCTCTTAAAAAATCTGTAAATATTGTTTCAACTTCAGCATTTGCAATTGTTTCAAAAGCACCAGCATTAATTGGTACAATATCACCCACATTATAAGAAGTGCCACCATCATCAACTTTAATTGATTCAATTGATGAAACTGTATTTAAAGAAATATTTACTAAAGTACCATCTACTACAATGTCTGTTCTTAATTCTTCACTCTGACTAAAATCACCAAGTATATCGGATCTATCTAAAAATAATTCTATTTTATGAAGTTCGTCAATAATTCTTGATGCAGCTGTTGACACAACCGCTGAAGCATTAGACGTTTGACCTATTATTTTTCTATTGATTAAAAGAGTTTCATCAAATCCGCCAGCTTGCAAGTTTGTATATGTAACTCTAATATCTGCACCACTATCTGGTACAGTATGAAAAATTAATTTTTGTTGTTCTCTTTCTACATGAAGAAACTCACTATTAGCACCAGCGTTTAAAGAATTTGCACTTTTAAGTTCACCATTTACTCTAACCTCTATTTCATCTCTTGAAACTGGTTGTGCTAAGGAAAAAATATTATTACTTCCATCTGCTGTATAGAAAGAACTAATCTCAGTTCTTGCACTTAAAATATTTTCTAACTTATAATCACTATCTGAGGCTTTGAGTATTTGATCTTTTCCAAATTTTAATTCAACTTCTTTGTTGAAAAACATACGAAATAAAAACTGAAACGATCTAGGGCTTCCTTTTGCAAGGTATAATGGCAATACATTTTTAATTAAAAATGCTTTATCAACCGTAATATCTTTTGGTATAAGATTTGCATAGCTGTTTAAAAAATTAGATTCAAAGGCATCTAATGATGTATCAATATCAGAAAGGTATCTTAAATCTTTTGATATTTTTGTTAAGTCATTGTTTTGTGTGCCTTGTTCAGTTTCTAAAAATTCGTAGTATGCCTCTAAGAAACTAATGAAAAGAGGATGATCTTCCCGAATAAACTCAGGAACTTGACGATTAATTAAAAGTGAAGTTTTTAAATCTTGCGGATTTACTCTAGACATTATGTGCTAAGAACCTCTAAATTAACTGTTATTGAATCTGGATCTCCTGGATCAATTGTTACAATATTATTTCTAACTGATTCTACAACACCACTTTCCGATCCAATTGTAAATCTAATTAAACCATCTGAAGTTGGCACACTCGTTATATTAATATCGTTAATTGTTATAATACCATTTCCATAATCAACTTCACCAGCAGCTGCATTTATAACTTGTCTATTACCATCATTATCAAAGAATACTGATCTAATTGAGCCTGTTCTCGAATCCACTACTGCTGATGCTTCACCGCCTTGGCCATTACCACCTGTTATTTCAACTGTAGCTTTTGTATAATCTATACCTCTATTCGTAAGAGTGATACCTGTAATTGAGCCACTTGATATTGTTGCAAAAGCAGTAGCACCAGAACCATCACCTACAATTGTTACAATTGGTGCCACCGTATATGAAAATCCTGGATTGTTTACTTCAATTCTTGAAACACCTGAAAATGATTGAGGCACTTCTTCAAATTGAACTGATCTAGCATTACCACCAGAATCAAAACCATTAAAAGCAGTTGTAACTAATTTATCATCTGCCGTGCCTCTTTTTAATTTTTCACCATAATCAATTACATAAGCTGCCGTGCCAAGTATTGGTGTGACTCTTTTCTGTAATTTTACGGAAGTTTCTGACCCTGTAATTGCATTTTGATCTGTGTCATCAATTGCCTTTGATAATTTAGATAAAGAAAATGTACTATCAAATTTATCTAAATTTTGTGATTTGTATGTGATAATTGAATTTTTAATTGCTAACTTAAAAGCATCAGTAGTTAAAGATGTTTTTCTTGTATCATATAATACAGTTGAATTAACTATGACAAATGTAAAGTTTGGATCAACTAATTCGGCTTCTAATCCTAAGAGAGCTTTTGGTTTAATTATTTTATCTTTAATTCTTTCTTTCTCTGCATCAGATACGAAAAAATTATCTTTGGCTTTTAATGATAAAAATACTTTACCATAAACAACTGGCACATTATCTTCACCACCCCAAACTGATATAGACTCTACACTTGGTGCTTCTCGTAAAACAGTTGTTTCAAAATCTTTTTTAGTAATTAGTCTATTTTGTGAAGTGAATTGATTTGGTGCTGAAAACTTTATAGAATCAACAGTTTCTTTCTCAGAACCACCAGTTGCAGCCGCCACAGGTGTAAGTGTAAGAGTTGTTGAATCACCATTTGTGTCTGTTAAGCTTGATTTAGCCACAAAGTTATTTGCTTTGTTAGCATCAATACCATTTGTTACCAAATATGTAACAGTTATAATTGAACCATCTTGTAATTTTTTACCAACACTATCATTACCAAAAAATATTTCATAATTACTATCTCTGTTTTCTTGTAAGAAAAATACTTCTGATGTGCCATCAACATCTAAAATATCAGTTGATTGACTATAAATTGATGAGAATGTATTTGAAACATTTGGCTGAACACCAACTTTAATTGTTGATGTATCTAAAGTTTTATCTGGTAAAATAAACAATTGTTTAGGGTTTGAGCCCTCATCATAAGTAAATTGTGTTGATTGTAACTGACCTTGACTGATAGCAAGATTAGAAAATATGTATTGTGAATTATTTGATTTTGTTACAGATGTATCATTTAAAACTGTAAAGTTGTAAGATTTACCATCTATTTGATCCGATAAAAATGAAAATCCTTCTCCTAATGTTAAAGTGCCAGCTTTTGTAGTGCCAGAATTTGCTGTAAGTGTAATTGTAGCTACGGGCGCTTTTCTAGAATGTGGTGTGTAACCTAAAGTTTTTGCGTGTGATACTGCTGAGTCACGAAGCAAAGCGGTATCTAAAAATGATTCATTTGCAACCATATTCAAATAGTAGGCATTATAATGTGTGTTATAAGCCAGTAAATCTATAAGAACAGAAAGACCTGAACCATCAAAATCGTAATCAGTAAATGTGCTTTGCTGTTTTAGAAAAGATTTTAAATTATTCTTGATTGTATCAAAATCAAGTTCGGTAACTCTTAGTCTATCAACCATTTTATCTTACTCTCTCTAAAAAGAAATCTATTGAAATTGGAGCTGCATTGTTATTCATATAAAACTCTAGATTAACAGAGTATCCATTTTCATCAGGTGCTGGCACAGCAGTAACATCTTTTACAGTAGCTCTTGGTTCAAAGTTACCTATCACCTCTGTTATTTCTCTTTCTAATTGAGCGCCTGTAAGATTATCAACTTGTTCAAAAAGCATCCTTCTTAAATTAGAACCAAGCTCAGGTTGAAAAGGTCTTTCGTAATGATTCGTTAAGACCAGATTCTTAATAGAGTTTACTATTGATCTTTCATTTTTAAATTGAGTAACATCTTTTGTTGTTGGGTGAACATTGAAGTTCAAATCCAAATCATTAAATGCTCTCTCTGTTTTTATTGTTATCTCTGCCATTTCTTATTTATTACTAACCTCCAATTTTAACCGTGCCGGAACCAGAAGATATTGTACCATCTCCTACTGGATCTATATCTGCAACGGTATCTCCTATTCTCGCAGCTCCTTCAGAGCCGTTATTTAAATTAATTGTTTGTCCGTTTATCTTTACATCACCTGTTACATTTAAATTATAGTCGCCATCTACTTGAATGTTTACATCACCTTTAATCAATACAGACTCGTCCTTGACAACTATTGTAAACTTATCTCTTTGTATTCTTTCAACTCTATCACCACTTGGAGTAAACTCCATGTAAGAACCTGCACGGTGATATAGATTAATTCTTTCATTATCTCTTGTATCATCAAACTCCATAACGTGACCCGATTCAGATTCATATACCCTATTATATGGGTACTTTGCATTGTATGAAGGAACTGGCTCAACTGATGATGTATCATTTGCCGTAATACGAGCATTTTTAAAAGACACAGCTGATTCTGTATTTGCCGTTTCATTTCTTGCAAGTCTTGAAGTTGTTGGTTCATCTAAATTTCTAGGGTAATTGTTTGCAACTGGATTTACTGGCACAGATTCTACACCAGTTGGTTTAATCGGTGCAATATCTAACTCTTCTTGTGTTCTGGGGTCATTGAATGCTTCCTGAGGGTTTGGCTCAGTTAATGGTATATTTGGAAAAATACCCATCATAACTGGATCTTGTCCGCCCGTATCATCAAGAAAAAACCCAAAGACCATATCACCTTCTTTTGGTGGATATGGGTGTGGATTATTTAACGGCAACATGGGTTTTGCCCACGGCAAGTCTTTTGTTGGCACTCGTATCTTATCATTGGGGTGCCAACCAACACATCTCACTTTACAACGACCTAATTTAAGTGGATCTTGTCTATCTTCAACAACACCAACCCACCAAACGAAGCCGTTTCTACCTAAGAAAGTATCATTATATTCCATTTAATATGCCTTTAATGTTTCGCTTTGTTCTTCGGTTTCTTGCTGTACGAAATCTAAATCTGATGATGTTGATGAACATTCAATTATACTTTCGTGTTTATCAACAGTTAAAATATGTCTTGATGCTGTAATTAAGTATTTACCCGATAAAAGTGGATTTTTATTTTCATCACCTTCACCTTTTTCTCCGAAAGTAGGTGCATTTACATTTACGTTGAAACCTGAACTTAAAGTAAAATTTCCAGGCATTACAAGTTTTACTCTTCGCATTTTTAAATTTTCAAATATAGCTTTTCTTTGAAAAGCATAATCTTCTGTTCTTGAATTATATACAACTGATTCAGGATCATGTTCTCTTACATAATTACTTAAAGCTCGTGTTGTTGAAAAGGTATCTAAAACTATTCTTGAATCAAACATGGCTGAATTTAAAAGACCATCTTTATTTTTAGTTGCTGAAAAATTTGGTGTTTTATTACCATGTTTCATGTTACCATAGTGGTCATCAAATGATAACGGCCTTCTTGATATATTTTTTGTAACTAAATCGAAACCAATGAAAGTACCTGCATCAACACCTTTTCTTGTTCTTGCTATACTATCATATTCTGAAATGACTTCAAATGATCTCGCTGTTGACAATTCTTCAAAAGCAGAATCTTTTTCGTTTTTATTTTTTGTTTCAAACTTTACATCTAAGACAAAAGGTTTTTCTAAGAATGAACTTAAAGATGCAAAATTATACCCAATTAAATTTTGAAAAAAAACATAACTTGGTGAGTTTTCATTGTTTACAGTTTTTCTCATCACCCATTCTATAGCTTCAATTGGTCTTAAATTTGGTATAACAGATTGCCTAATACCTGAAGATGGTTCGTAAACACCACCTAAGTTACTTTGTGGTATTAACAAATAGTCTAGCATAATTCTTTCAACCATTTCAGTATATGTTTTTGTATATGATTGATTAACTCTTTGTTGATCTGAGAATATTAATTCTTGTGATACAAAATTTAAAATATAAGTTTCGGAACTTTCACCATCTGCACTTCTATCCGTTTGTTTATAAACTCTAAAAGCCTTTTTTAAGTTACCTATTGTGCCTTCTTCATCTTTTTGTATGTCTATTAAAATAACCTCTGAACCATCAAACAATAATTTAGAAGCCATTCCTACCGAATCTTTAATTAATACATTACCACTCATAACAGGCATATAAATTGAATCAA